ATGGCGGCATGCCTATGGTTATGAAAGACGGTAAAAAAATGCCAGCTTTTGCCGCAGACGGTGAAGGCAAGATGAAACATGGTGGCAAAGTTAAAAAGATGATGGGCGGCGGCATGTCTTACGCCAAAGGCGGCGGCATCGAGTCCAAGGGTAAGACCAAGGGCACAATGATCAAGATGAAGAGCGGCGGCAAATACTGCTAAGGACAAATCATGGCACAAAATCCCAACATTGACGACGAAACTCGCGCACGGGCTATGAAGTTTGTAGCGGATAGAGCCGCTCCTGCTAAACAGCGTATTGTCAGCAAAAAAGAGCTAGAGGAATCTGGCCTTAGCCTGCGCGACTTTCTTAATAAAGAGCGAGGTTTGACTCGCCGCAAGTCAATTGATCCAACAGCCGGAGAGGCGCTTGATAAAGACGCTCAAGAGGCTGCTGACAGGATTGATCCCGGCGCACCAAAACGTGCTCCCGGCGGTGTTGGTAAGCGCGGCGGTGTTGGTGATGGAGGCAAGTCAATGATTGAGCGTCAAAATGCAGCCATGATGAGATCCGAAGCCTCTATGGTTCCAAATACCGGCAGAAAAATATCTATGGAAGAATACTACGACAGTGGTAAGGCCAAGATGGACAAAGACGCAGGAACTCTCAAACGAGGTGGCATGGTCAAAAAGATGTCCTCTGGTGGTACAGCCTCTAGCCGTGCCGATGGTATTGCCCAAAAAGGCAAGACTCGTGGAAAGATGTGCTGATATGGCAACCGCAAAACCCAACAGTGTAGTTAAGTCTTTAACAAAGGCTGGGTTTTATGGCGCAAGTAAACCCAAGCGTCTAGGTATCATTAATAAAGTCACAACTAAACCTCAACGGATAGAGATGGTTGACAAATTATTCTTGGCTAAAAAGAAGACTAAAGGCAAAACAAAATGATGTCTAGTCGCGGTATGGGAGCGGTTCTCCCAAGCAAGATGGCAAAATCTAAAACGATTACCCGCAAGGATGATCCGAACAAGGTTGAAATGTATGCAGGCGGTGGCTTGTATGCCAATATTGCAGCAAAGAAAAAACGTATCGCGGCTGGTTCGGGTGAAAAGATGCGTAGTGCGGGTTCGGCGGGTGCTCCTAAAAAGGGTGACTTTGCCAACGCAGCCAAGACAGCCTCCTACAAAGAGGGTGGCAAGTCTACAGTCAACGCTGCGGGTAATTACACCAAGCCGGAGCTACGCAAACGTATTTTTAATGCCGTGAAGGCAGAAGCCACAGCAGGCACTGGCGCAGGACAGTGGAGCGCTAGAAAAGCACAGATGGTGGCACAGCGTTATAAAAAAGCAGGCGGCGGGTATCGTGACTAAATGGTCTGAAAAGCGCAAGAAGTCCATAGACTGCGATAACCCTAAAGGTTTTTCAGAGAAGGCCCACTGCGCTGGAAAGAAAAAAATGGCAGGTGGTGGTTTGGCTAAACCGCAACAGTCTTTAAAAGACTGGGGCAAACAAGATTGGACAACCAAAAGTGGTAAAAAATCTTCTGAAACAGGTGAGCGATATCTTCCAAAAGCTGCGATTAAAAGTCTCAGCCCTAGTGAGTACGCTGCAACGACAAAAGCCAAGCGAGCAGGAAAAGCCGCCGGGAAACAGTTCGTAGCTCAACCTAAACGTATTGCAAAGAAAACAGCAGGGTTTAGATAATGGCAACCTCCGGTAACACAGTATTTAACCTTGAACTAGTTGAGCTAGTCGAGGAAGCGTTTGAACGCGCCGGTTCTGAGTTGCGCTCTGGCTATGACTTGAGGACTGCCAGACGCAGCCTAAACCTGCTTTTTGCAGACTGGGCCAATCGCGGCATCAACATGTGGACGTTTGAACAGGGTGCGATCACGCTAATCCCGGGCGTAAGCACCTATGCGCTACCCAATGACACAGTTGACCTTTTAGAGCACGTTATACGCACAGGCAATGGCTCTGTATCGACGCAGTCTGATCTGTCTATCACCCGGATCAGTGTCTCTACGTATGCAACCATTCCCAACAAGCTTCAGCAAGGTCGCCCGATACAGGTTTGGATTCAAAGGATGGACGGGCAGATTAATTTGGTTAGCTCTACGGTGACCGCGACAGTCTCGGTAACGGACTCAACCATTTCTGTAAGCAACCTCAATCCTTTGCCGTATGCTGGCTTTATTAAGCTGGACAACGAAATCATCAGCTATAGCTCGGTTACCGCAACATCCGGCACGGCGGGGACGTTAAATTTCTGCGGCAGAGCGCAACAAGACACCGTAGCAGCCACACATGCTGTTTCAACGCCTGTTTACTGGACTCGCCCACCGTCGGCCTCAGTCTGGCCTACCCCAGACGACACGCAGACCTACGAGCTTGTTTACTGGAGGATGAAGCGTATTGATGATGCAGGCAGCGGTGCAAACACAATGGATGTCCCGTTCCGGTTCTTACCTTGCATGGTTGCAGGCTTGGCCTACTATTTGGCTCTAAAAGTGCCCAACGGGCCACAGAGGCTGGACATCTTAAAAAGTCAGTACGACGAGGCATGGGAACTGGCTTCGACAGAAGATCGTGAGACGGCGGCTATACGGTTTGTTCCAAGACAGACTTACATTTAAACGATATGGCAAATAGGTTTGCGTCCGGTAAAAAGGCAATTGCGATCTGCGACAGATGCGGAGCGCAGTTTAAACTTGTCGAGCTAAAGAAAGAAATTATCAAGACCAAGGTCTACAACCTCTTGGTCTGTAAGAGTTGCTGGGATCCGGATCAGCCACAGCTTCAGTTGGGTATGTACCCTGTAGATGACCCTCAAGCGTTAAGAAATCCGCGCAGAGATACCACATATATAACAGCCGGTCAGATGACTGATGGATACAATACCGGAGGTTCTAGGAACATTCAATGGGGCTGGAATCCTGTTGGTGGATCAAGTTTTTATGACGTAGCCCTCACTCCAAATTATTTGGTTGCGACTACGAGTGTTGGTACAGTAAGCGTTTCATAGGAGTTAATCATGGCATACAAAAAATCCGCTGACGGCATTGCCTCTAAAGGCAAAACTGACGGCAAGAATCTTGGCGATAGCGGCCCATCAGTTGGTGTCCAACATGGTGGTAAAGGCAGCAAAGGCGGCAAGACCAATGAAGAAATGCTGAAGCTAGGCCGTGGCATGGCTAAAGTTGCTAACCAGAAACGAGGCTAATCATGGCTACATTCAGCAAAAAAATGATGGGTAAAGAAATTGGCGATGCCAGCGTTTATGCTCAACCGCACACAATGGACGGCAAGCCTTTTGTAATTTCGGATAATCCCGGAAAAACACCTAACCGTAGCAAACTTGATGCTGCAAATGTTTCTGTTGGAAACATCAGCAAGTCCGCTGGCGACAGTCAAACCAAGACTTCGGGCATCAAAATCCGTGGCACAGGCGCTGCTACCAAAGGCGTGATGGCACGAGGCCCAATGGGTTAAAGCATGAATTACGCTGCTCTTGTCACTGCCATCTCCGACTACACGGAGAATACTTTCCCAACTGCGGACATGAATACATTCATAAAGCAGGCAGAGCAGCGCATTTACAATACTGTTCAATTTCCATCATTACGCAAAAACATGACGGGAACGGTTACAGCCAATAACAAGTATTTATCTTGTCCTGAAGACTTTCTTTCCCCATATTCGTTGGCAATTATTACTGCCGCTGGAGCGTATGAATACTTGCTAAACAAGGATGTCAACTTTATCCGTGAGGCATATCCAACGCCAACAGATACGGCAATTCCCAAGTATTACGCTTTGTTTGGCCCAACTGTTTCAGGCTCTACAATCAGCAATGAGCTTTCAATCATTCTTGGCCCAACACCAGACGCTACATACACTGTAGAGCTTCATTTCTACTACTACCCAGAGTCTATTACCACCGCAGTAAACACTTGGCTGGGTGACAACTTTGACACAGTTCTGCTGTACGGCAGTTTGGTAGAGGCTTACACATACATGAAGGGCGAAGCCGACATAGTCGCCCTTTATGATGGCAAGTACAAAGAAGCGCTGATGCTTGCTAAACGTCTGGGTGATGGCCTTGAGCGCTCAGATGCTTACAGAAGCGGTCAATACCGTACACCACCTCTACCCCAAAATAGCGGGGTGATGTAATGATTATCCAGACACAGACTACTTCGTTTAAAGCAGAGGTGTACCAAGCGGTACACAATCTTTTAACCGACACAATTAAGATTGCCCTTTACACAGGGGATGCCAATCTTGATGAAGACACCACTGTATATACAACCCTCAACGAGGTTGTAGCGTCAGGCTATACAGCAGGTGGAGAAGTTATGACTGGTGTGGCGCTCAACACTTCAGGCTACACCGTATACGTCAACTGGGCCAATGTCTCTTGGTCAACATCGGTGACGGCACGTTGTGCCTTAATTTACAATGTCACCCAAGGAAACAAGTCCATTGCGGTGTTAGATTTTGGTTCAGATAAAACATCTACCGGAACATTTACCATCACAATGCCAGCCAATACAGCCACCTCGGCACTTATTAGGAGTTCAAATTGATTGTTACAACTACCAAAGGTGATATGGACGATTCCTTGTTGGAGCACCGTTCGGGCACTGTAGATAATGACAACGAGCTAACCACTTGGACTGAGTACTGGTTGGAAGGTGAATTAGTTCATCGATCTGCTCACGTTACGCTAAAGAAAATACCCACTTTTGCAGGCGCTGAAATCGCTTCTTTTTAAGGAAATATCATGGCAAATACCCAATCAATGTGTACCTCGTTTATGGGCGAGTTGATGACTGCAACTCATAATTTTGGAGTTGCACCTATTCGTGCAGTTACTACAGTAGACACGTTTAAAGCAGCCCTGTATTTGACATCGGCTACGATTAATGCAGCCACTACTGTGTACTCTAGTACTGGCGAAGTAACGGGGACAAATTACACAGCAGGTGGCGTAACAATATCAACAGCAACTGCACCAACAGCAACTAATAGTTCTGCAACGGCGGGTGTAGCGTTTTTTACGCCGTCAGCTTCAATTACGTACACAAACGTAACTTTGAGCACTGCGTTTGATACTGTTTTGCTTTACAA